CAACAGTCAAAAATAGGATTATTATAAATATATTTATTTAAGTAAAATGTATTCAAAAGAAATTGTAGAGTTTTGTACTTTAATAAAACCAATAAAATTGTCCGTATCAAAAAATTCTAATGAATTGAAATTTAAATCCATTTTAATGGAAGAAACTTCCTTTCTTAATGTTTATACCATAGTTCCTCTATCTTTAAGATATTATTGTATTTTCAATGAAGTACATACAATCCCCAAATGTAAATGTTGTAATAATCTTGTAAAATATAAAGCAGATTACCCAGCAAAAGGATTCTCAGATTATTGTGGGTCTGAGTGTTCTCGCGCAAATAAAGATTCGGATAAACCATATCAAAAATTTCTTAATGATAAGGAATGGTTATATGAGCAACGAATCACTTTAAAAAAATCAAAAGAATTGATTGCACAAGAATTAGGATGCTCTCCAGTACCAATAACAAAAAAATTGGTTGAATTTTGTATTGAAGTAAAAAAAACTAATGTAAAGAATAAAAAAGAAGAAATTCCAGATAAAGAAACCCTTATTAAATTGTATAAAACAAAAACCCTTGTTGATATTGGTAAAATTTTTAATGTATCTAATGTAACCATATCAAAATGGTTTGATGAATATAATATTAAAAAATTAAATCATTCTAATACAATAAAAATCAAAGTTTTGCCTAAAATTATCGAAAAAAATATTGAAAGATATGGAGTTAATCATATCTTTGAATTGGAAGATATAAAAGAAAAAATAAAAAATACATTTATAAAAAAATATGGAGTTCATTATCATCCGATTGGAAGCACATCGAAAGCAGAAACGGAAATATTAAATTTTTGTAATTCCCTAAAAGATGGATTTAAAAAGGAAAGAATTTTTGGAATTGAGATTGATATATTTAATGAAGAATTAAAAGTTGGTATAGAGTATTGTGGACTATATTGGCATCAAGAAAAATATAGAGGAAGAAATCAACATAAAGAAAAATATACTATCTGTAAAAATAATGGAATTAGGTTATTGACTATATTTGAAGATGAATGGGTTAATAATAAAGAACTAACAAAGAAAAAGATATCTCATATATTAGGACATAATTATGATATGAAAATATATGCGAGAAACTGTAAAGTTGATTATGTTGGTAAAGATAAAATAGATTTTTTTAATTCCTATCATATACAAGGAAATGGAAACAGTTCAATAAATTTTGGACTTTATTATAGCGATGCCCTGGTTGCAGTAATGGGATTTATAAATCATAAAAATAATAAATTTGAACTTACAAGATATGCGACAAAATATACTATTGTTGGGGGTTTTTCAAAATTACTAGCACATTTTAAATCTAATTATAATTGGGATGAAATAATAACTTTTGCCGATTTAAGATGGCATGATGGAGAATCTTACTATAAAAACGGTTTTATTGAGGATAAAATATTAGTTCCAGATTATTCATATGTTATTAGAAATAAAAGAATTCACAAATTTAATTTCAGAAAAAAATTAATAGAAAAACACTTTCCGAATGAATATGATCCAAATGAATCTGAATCTCAAAATATGAAACGGATTGGAATTCCTAAAATTTATGACTGCGGAAAGATAAAATTCGTATTAAAGAAATAAAAAAGGGGTCCGAAGACCCCTTTATAATAACTTTCGTTATTTTAAGATTACATGATGTTCTTAACAGTAAAGATTCTGTAGTAAACGTTTCTACGAGCGTTTAGAACACCTGATCCTTGTGTAGTACCTTCAGCAAATGGGTTTGCTACCATACCATATCGAGTTTTGAACCCGATCTTAGGTTGGAAAGTACCTGGATCAACCGCACGAACCATTTGGAGAGGAACATACGGACAGTAGAATAGTCCTGCGTCATAAGGAGAAGTTCCCTTATAACCAACAGTAACTAGTTCAGTGCCTGCGCTCATTCCACCGAAGTATGGGTCGATGTAAACTTTGATGCGACCATGTAATAGACCAGCGAAAGTATTACCAGTATCGTCAACTTGTAGATCAGCAGATAGTGCTGGAGTGTACTGTAGTACACCTGCCATTGCTAGTGCAGATGCTACGTCAGAAGAAACGATAAGGATATTACCCTTCCCTCTACGAGTTTCTTTCGCAATTGCGTTCGCTTCACGTTCAATGTGGTAGATTAAACCCTTGAAACGTTCAACTGACCAACGACCATTAGAATCGGTATCTAGGTCAAATACGCCTGGAGTAACAGTACCCCATTGTGCACCTGGCTTCGCAACAGTGTAGATTGTACGGATAACTTCGCGGTTAATTTCCGCTAGGATTTCAGTAGAAAGAATGTTGCTTAGTTCGGTTTCAGCGTCAAGACCATGAATTGCCTTCAAGTCTTGTGCTAGTTCTAGTGAGTACTCTGCCTTTAACGCACGGGTATTAGCAGTAACAGTTACTTTGTCAATGCTGATTGCCATTTGTGGGAAGGTAGCAGTATCTAACTGTTCTGCGTCAGAGGTCTTGTATCCTTTACCAGTAGTGAAAGCAGCAGAGTTAGCAACGTTAGCAGCTGGGTTAGTAGAAGTATCAGAGTTGATAGAAGTTCCGATAATACCAGAGAAAATGGTATTTGCTTCATCATAGAATGCTTCTCCACTTGATTGCGTAGCGTAACGTGAACGTAGAGCAAAGATTAGTCCAGTAGGACCAGTCATTGGTTGAACGCCAGCAACGTCATATGCAATTAGGTTTGGAAGTGAACGACGAACTAGACTGATTAGAATTGGATCAAAGTTTTGCGAACCACCAGAAACGTTGGTTGGTGCGGTTTCGTTGATTGCTCCTCTTTCAGAATCCATCGCATTCTGTTGATTCTCAAGAATCATAGCAGTAACTGCTTTCTTGTATGGGTCTGTGATTGGAGCTAATTCTGGGTGATCCAGAATTGGACTCCATTTTTCTACGATTTGGTCTTCGTTTAAGTACATTGTTGGTATCTCCTTAATGGTTATTACTTATTTATAAAAAATTAAAATTTAGTTAGTTTTGAGATTTTATTAACATATTGTTCGATTAAGGGATCGACAACTTTTGTCGTATAATCTTCATCGACTTCAATTGTGTCATTTAATGACTCAGTAGTTGCTTGCTTCACACCAGATGGAAAATAACTTTCTCTGATAGAGTTTAGTTTTTCCCCAAAATCTTCTTCAGAAACAAATTCAACATTCTTTGCTAGTGACTTGATTTTCTCAACTTGAGAAAGTGATAGTCCTTCACAAACAGAATGAATAACTTCTACTTTTTGTTGTTCTGCTAAAGATTTCTTTAGATCAATATTCTTTAGAATTTGTTCGTTGACTTGATCTTCTAGTTCATCAACTTTTTCAACTAGTTGTTCAACGATGTCAACCTTGTCTTCTGGAATATCAATATAATGTTCAACAAACACATTCTTTAATGCTCCGATGAAATCTTCTACGATTTCCGAACGAAGTCCTTTTTCAATGGAAAGTTTATTTTCTTCCATCCAATTTTCTACAACATAATCTAGATATGAATCTAGTTTAGAAGCAAAGTCTTCCTTAACTACTTCTAGAGTTTCTTCAAATTCTTGAGTATACTTTTCTTCAAGTTCAACAGCAATTTCTTCTACTCTTGCTTCAACAGCAGCTTCAAAGATCATTGCAGCCTTTTGCTTGAATTCTTCTGAAAGATTTTCACCAGAAAGCATAGCATCAACATCTTCCTTCATCTTTTCTTTCATCTTATCAGAAACTTTACAACCTTCTTCGCCTTCATCGTCTTCATCTTCTTCATCAGAAAGGTGTGCCTTAGCATCTTTCTTAGACATGTTGTATTTTGACATGAATTCTTTGTCAGAAAGAGACTTTAGATCTGCTTCAACTTCTTCATGAGAAGCTTCTTCTAGTTCTTCTTCATCCTCTTCGTCTTCATCTTCCCATTCATCATCTCCTTCCGAAGATTCTGGAACGATTGCGCCCTTATTAGCAGAAAAAGTTTGCTTAACCTTTGGTCCCTTCTTACGATCAGCGATATCTTTTGCAGACATTTCGCCATCTTCTGGTTGGACTAAAACGCCCTTTTCAGCAGGTTGTGATTTATATGTAGAAGCATCTGCGCCCTTTGATGGACTGTCGCCCCACTTTTCAGAACCAACTGGAGGAGTTGCTCCAGGAGGAGTTGCGGTTGGAACGCCCTTAGTAGCATCGTAATTGTTGCCTGTTGTCTTATGACCAGCGGTTCCAGCATCAACAACTTGTTGTTGTGATGTAGAAACTTTTGGTTGATAACCAACACCAAATTTTTCTTCTTTTGCCTTAGCATCTGAGAAACTCTTGTTGAGAATATCCGCAGCAGCCTCAGATAAGTTTAGTTTTGACATTTATAATCTCCTTAGATTTACTTAATATAATACTATATAATGTTATTTATAAAAATAATATTTTTAACAATTAATTATAGTTTGTTGATATAATTTTCCCATATTCTTAAAGCGACTGCTTCAATATCTTTTGATTTGGTCTTTTGTAGAGTTTTCTTTGTTTCTTCTCTATATTGTTGGACCCAACCTTGTCCATTTACAAATACCCAATCTACATCTTCCATGATGCCATCAACCCAACAAGAAATTCCAGAAGGTTGTAAAACAGCATCAATACAAGAGATTGTAAAATCGTTTTGTACTACTTTGATACCATTTTCTTCCTTCAAAGAACCTAATGCTCTTGAAGAACAACCAAAAGAAACTCCTCCATCAATCAAAGCTTTAAGTTCTTTACCAGACGCTGTTTCAAGAACTTTTGCTTTGCCCCAAATATTTCCAACTCCATTTCCATCATTAATAATTTTCAATTCAGTAATAATATGAGAAATCTTATTTTCCGAAATCTTTGGCGAATCTTCGTGTCCTAATGTACCAACCGCTCTGTTTTTACTGACTAATTCGTCAATATATTTTTGAACTGCCGGAACCATAACATTTTCATTATACAATCTACCGTTCCTATTTTGAACGCCAAACTGCATGAATGGGCCCTGGATAAAATAGTTTTTATTGCCTGAAGATGTTGATTCTGTAATGACTTCAAAATCTTCAATATCTTCTTTTAAAAGTTTCATTTTTTGTTTCCTTTTTAAATTAAAGTTTTTTGAATCTCTTTTTCGCCATAGAATCCAACTTTACTTCTAATTTTTCTCTATGAGCATTATTTTTTTCTCTAGAAATTTCTGGATGCGTCCACTTAATATGTCTTCTTAATTTTAAAATAAAATTTGGTGCTAGTCCTAATCCATTTCCTTCATTGACTCCAGAATCCGAAGATCCTCCAGAATCTCCTCCAGAATCTGAAGATCCCAATCCGTCTGGATTTCCAAATCCAGGAGAGTCTGTAGCATGTGCAGAAATATCAATTTCTTTTTTCTTCTTCTTCATTTTGGAATCGCATTTTTCATATAATAAAGATTCAACCAATTCTTTAGAATCAATTAAATTTCCAGATATTATATTATCTACCAATTTGTCTAACTTGTTCATATTTTTCATTAAATTTTTGATAGTTGGAAGTGCATTCCGTCCGGTTTACCCCAAACTCCACCCCAATCAAATCCAACATCTGCAAAACATTTAACAAGTTCTGGTGACATTGTTGGTTTTTTGCCAAATCTATTCCATGCGGCATTTATATCAATGGCAATTCCCCAAGAATGTAATGACATAGATTTTGCTCCTCTTTTTGATCTAATATTGAAGCAACCATCCCATGTCTTTAATTGGTCGGATAATCCATCTTTAATAATATTTTCAAACGCATTTGTTAGTGGAACAACCAAATCTTTATTACAATAAATTTTCTTTGGAATTGGTCCAATATGTAAATAGTTTGGGACAACCCAAACTTTCATCCAAGTTTCCTTGAATGGGTTTCCATACTTTGAATAACATTCCGCAGAAGTTAACATTTTATTCTCCAGTCATAATTACTAGATTGGTATTTGTACCAATAGAAGTAACATTTGCTCTCATATATGCCCAACCTGGGGATATAGTAGAGTACATTGTGTTACCTGATGTTGCTCCATGAGTAACTGTATTAACAGCAATCCAATGTGACGTATCTAAAGAAACTTCAATACCATATTCTGCACCACCCGCTCCATTTACATACGATTGAACAACAGATTGTGTTCCGGTTGCTCTTGGTAAAGTTTGTGCTTCTTGTGCACCAATTTGTGTTGGTAGATATCCAAATAAACCAACATGAGTCAATCCTTGAATATAATTTACTGCTGTAACTGGAGCAGTTATTGTATTCGCAGAAATTACTGTAGCAACAGTATTATATGCTGAATATTGTTTATCTGAAGTTAAAAAGATTGGAACTCCACTAAACAAGAGATGGTTCGAGGATGTTGTAATTGATACAACACTATTTCCGGAGTCATATGTATATGAACTAACCGGAACGTATTGTTTAATATATTTTATTCTTGAAACGCTCATTTTGTTTCCTGTTTAAATTTGTTTACTGAATATTCTAAAATGTCCAAGAAATTTTTATCCGACTCCAAAATAAATTCTTCAAAATCACACTTTCCTTCCGATAATTCGGAATAGAGTTCTAAAATATGATTTGAACATTCTTTATCTATATTTATGGAAGTTCCATCATTGAAATATAATGTTTCAACATTATTAATGTTTTTTAATTTTTCTATTATTGAGAAATCAGATTCCATAAGTTCTATACCATCTTTACCATATGTAAAAGAAAAATATCTTTTTAATGTTGGGCAGTAGTATAAAACAACCTTTTGACTACCCAAAAAGGTTTGTATTGCCTTTCTTTGGAGAATTAGGGTTTGGGGAGGATCTTTTAATATCTCTCCCTTTTTCTCTTGAAGATTAATCATTTTCAACTTCTTTTGGTTCTTTTTTCGCAAGTTTGGAGATGTCTTTGTCTGGATCAACACCTTTTGCTGCCTTAATTGGGTTTGCCTTCATCTTTTTTAATTCGGCATCTGCCTTACGAACATCAGCATCATCTTCATCATCCCAAGATTCATTGGTATCTTTCTTAGCAGCATAAAATGCTCCTAATGCCATTTGAATTCTTTCTTTCTTTGACTTTCCTTCAAACTTTGGGTTTTCAGAATGAACAAAATCATGAATCCAAGCATCAACTCCATCAGAAACTTTTAGAACTTCTTCAATGTATGCTTCTCTTTGAACTTTCTTTTTTTTTAAAATTTTGAAATCATGAGAAGAAATTTTACCATCTTTATTAGCATCAATCTTATGTTGATCTCCACATAATTCTTCATTTAGTTCATGTCTGTGCATATCTTCCCAATGAGCAGCTGCTTGCTTTCTATCTTTAGGTGAAAACATTTTGTGCCAAGGAGTTCCATCACCATGACTTTTTGCGTAAGATTGTGCTGCACGATCTGAGTGATATGCCCAAAGTTTGATTGCCTTTTCTGGTTCATATTTTCCAGATTTCATCTTGCTTCTCAAATTGTTCATGATAGGATGATGACTTGAGAAATGTAAATTTGAATCATTATCAGCATGAAGAACTAATTCTTTTGCTGCATGAGACATATCCCCATATTCTTCTTCCAACTCTTCTTCATAGGATTCATTAGTATTCATTAAAGATTGAGCAATTGCGATTTTTTGTTGCTCCAAAGCATTAATGATCTTATACTGAAGCGCATTTTCAAGTTCCTTAGTCATATCGGCAACATTATCAGAAAATGCGTAATCGGTTGCGTTTTTAATATGTTCGTTCATTAGAAGTTTCCTCTAAGATTTTTGAGTATTGAGTATTTATTAAATATTATATGGATTTGTATTTCTTTTAACAGGTTGTTGTGCAGTTTCTTCTTGTTCTTCTGGTTGCTCGGTTTCCTGTTCTTGTCCTTGTTCTTGTCCACCAACTTGTTGATTTTGTTGAGGATTTACCTTTTCTTGGAAATCACTTGCTTGTTTCTGAAGAAGGATTTGTCGTTCTTGATCTTCTGTTTGCTGATGGAAATCTACTTGTTTTTCTTCTTGAATTTCATCTTCCATCTCTTCAATTTCTTGATCATTCAACCGAAGAATGTGTTGTTGAATCCAACGTTTTGAATAATACTTACCAGCATATTGATCAACAATAGCAAGAACTCCCAAACGCTCCTGCATCATTTCTGCTTCTTTTAGTTCTACGAAATTATTATCCTTGATAAAATCATAGGATATTTTTTCGTTAAATTCTTTCCACTCTTCTTCCGTACAAATTCCTTTTAAAACTAATTGTATTCTTAATGCTTGGTCAAATAGTTCCGCAAATTTATATCTCAATTTCTCAACAAACTTAGAGAATTTTAATTCATCTCTAGTAATTTCATTAGATCTCCCAATAGAAACCGGAAGTTGTGATGGATCTAATCTGGAGACTGGAACATTTAGAGACTTATATAACTTTCTTTCAAAATAATTAACATCTTCCATTTGTCCAAGATTAGAATTGAAAGTAAAAACTCCACAACTTAGAGCAAATGTGTGATAATTATGATAGTGTTCATTAAAATCAATTGTTAATGTTCCAACCTCAATTGGATCTTCCAAATATCTGATTTTTACAATTCTGTGATTGTGTAAACTCTCTTTAATTCTAAAATCCTTCCACGACTCATATCCAAATTGTTTAACCATTTTTGGTATTAATGTCGCAGTAAACCCATCATTAATACACCAATTAGGAACAGATTTATCGGAATTAAGATTTTTTAACTGATCCAGTAACTCCGAATTATTATTTAATTCATTTAACACATTACATAATGTAACTTGATGTGTGGTTTTTCCTTTTACTAAATCAATAGTAAAAAGAAGCATATCATGAGAAAAAATTACCTTTTGCTGTTCTCTATGAGTTATTCTTGTAGTCTCATCTTCCCATCTCTTTTTATTAAATTCAGAAAAAGTTTTTGCTGTTTCTAGTTTTCTTTGATCAGTCCATACACTTTTTCTTATATCACAAATATAATTCCTAAAATCTTCATCATTTTTTAATTTTTCGGAATATGCTTGTCCTCCCAATGAGGAATTATTTAAACACCTTTCTGCTCTTAAATGTTTTGCTTCATCATCAAGATTATCACAAAATGTTTTCATTCCGATACTTATTTTTGAACAAACATTCTTATATTCTTCGTTTGAAAACTTAGTCCATATATCTTTAGAGCGGTTGCTATGTTCTTGTTTTTCTTCGTCGGTCCTGTTTTCATAGTATTTGTTCACGCCAAATTTTAAGTTTTCAATATAATCTTCTCTCTCATGTAGTAATTTTATATTATCTTGGTGGAGTTTTGAATGATCTCTCCAAGACATAAAACATAAATTGTTTGGGGAATTATCAAAACGATTAAAATTAATATGATGTCGGACGTCATATTTTCCATCAGAAAAATCTTCATTATATGTGTTATAATTGACTCCAACGTCTTTCAAATAATCAGAAACTGTTCTATGAGTAAATTTCCAAACTTTTTCTTCATTATCAAAATATTCTTCATACTCAAGGGTTGAATTTTTTGAAAGTGGAGTTTTTCTTTTATATAAAGGAATTAAAGATTCCCCAACAACAAAATCTTTTGCTTCTTTATATTGTTGGTCATATATTGGAAATTTGTGTTCTGGTGTACATGTTATAATTTCACCATTATCTAAAGTAAGTTCCATGACCTTTGCAGATTTTTGAGTAACGCCTGCCCAAGAAATTAACCCAGGAACAATTTTTCCGTTTTTTGGTTCGCAAGAATATGTCCAAAGCTCTTTTCCAATATTCAACTCGCTTTCAATTTCTCGTATTGAACATTCTCTTCCATCTAAAAGAGAAACTTTTGTATCCATTGAAAAGCACCCGCCCGGAAGCGTTGTAATCTCTGTAGATTTGTTATCTGATCTTCTTGGCATCCAAAAATCTTCTGTCATTGCCAAGTGTCGTCTATCATCTCTAATTTCACCAGTTTGTCCATCATAAACAAGTTTATTCTTATACTTGGTCATGATATCACGAACATATTGTTCTGCTTTAATTCTTGGTAGATTCCCAACATCAATATAGAATACTCTTCTTTCTGGGGCTCTGCTCAATCTATAAATAACGACAGCATCTTCAATCATTCTTAATTGATTCAAAGGTTTGATTGCTTTGTGAAGATATGATAGTATCATACCTCTTCTTGAATCCATCAATCCCGAATTAACATTAATGATTGAATCTGGAGCAATTTTTACTCCCCCAACAGTAGAACTCATTGGACTTGATGCCCCAGTAGTCATCTTATCGGAAAAAACAAAATATTCAGTGGATTGAGTAACTACCTCAATACCTGTTGTAGTATCTTTTTGTTTTCTTATTTCTCTAACTTTTTTGATCTTTCTTGGATCAATATATCTTAATTCTTGAATACCTTTTTGTGGGTTTTGTAAATCAATTACAACATGGTAAAATAATCTTCCATCAATATAATATCTACGGAAGATATCTGATCCCATATTATAATAATTCAGAAGTTTGATAATAGTTTCAAACTCGTCGGAGATTGCTTTTTTAATCTTGTCTGGTTGTTTTAAGTCATCTAAAATAATTTCAATACTCTTTCCGTCATCATCTCTGACAATTGCCTCATTTACAATATCCTCAATGGCAGATTCAACTTCCGGTTGCATCGCCATTTCTCTATATCTTGTAATTAATTCAATTTCATTTTTTGCAGAACCATCCATATCAATTGCGGCAGTGCCGAATTGGGCTGCTGATGTGACAGTATATGCCCCATCTTCATTTGATGGTGGTATGAATGATGGTTGAACCGATTGATCATTTCCATCTTTATCTTTTTTTCCAATTTGGAACCCAAAGATATTAAATCTACTTTTTTCTGCCATAATTTTAGTTTTCCTTTTTCAAAATGTATACATTATATATTTAATATGTTGCGGAAACGCTTCTCCACCATTGGTATGCGAATGTGACGGTGAATTCTGCAATTCTATCATTATCTGCCCAATCTAAATTGACAGCACCAACATCAATTGGGAAACAAAAATCCATAAAATAACTTGGTAGTGGTATTCCAGCCTTACCATAGGGAACTATTTCTGCGTTTCCCATATAAGTTAGTGGAGCAACTGCTAATCTTGTATTGGTTACTTGAGTATTTAGAAAAGATGACCATCTCTCAAACATTCCTCTGGTTCCTGCTGGACCCAAATCATTTTCATCCAAAAGTACAGTAACTGCCCAATTATCAAAAGTTCTATTACCAGCTAGTTTTATGGCTCTTCCATAATGATAGACTGTTGCGACCCCAATGGATGATGATGGAATTGATGTTGCTCTTGCTTTAAATGTAAAATCTTGGAGATTTCCTCCAGTTGGAACTATCATTCTAACATCAAATAGATTTGGGCGAAGTCCATCGCCAATCATATTCCCTAAAAATGAACTGATATTAAATGCCATATTTACTTCCTTTAAAATAAAATGGTTGGAGAATATATCTCCAACCATCTATTATATATTATACTACGCTTGCTGAACTGGTCCACCATTGCATTGCAAATGTAACAGGGAATTCTGCAATGGCATCATTATTACCCCAATCTAAAGGCATTGCGCCAATATCAATTGGATAACATCCTGACATTGTATATACTGTATTTAACTGTCTTCCATCCTTACCGAAAGGAACAATTCTTCCTTCGCCATGATATCCATTTGGTTGTGTAAAATTTGTGTCTCTTACATTATTAACATGACTGTTAATTAAAGAAGACCATCGCTCAAACATACCTCTTGTTCCGGAAGAAGTAAAATCATCTTCATCCATGATTACATTAACTTGCCAGTTATCAAATTGTCTATTACCAGCAAATTTTGCTTGGCGACCAAAATAGAAAAGTGGCGCGGTTCCTATAGATGATCCAGGAATTGTGGTTGCTTTTGCTTTGAATGTGAATTGATTTGATGGGGTTCCAGTTGGTAAAGTTATAGTAACTTCAAACAAATTAGGACGAAACCCATCATTTTTCATATTTGTAATGAAAGTATTGATGTTAAAAGCCATTTTATTCTCCTTATGATAATAAATATTTTTTTAATAACAGTATTTATAACAAATTAATTTTTGAATAAAAAAATAGGTCAAGGTATATTTCAACCTTGACCTATCCAATTTCATACTATTATACTGTTAGAATTGTCCAATTACTGTTGAGAATTCAACTCCGGTTCTAACAGCAACGAAGTTTAACTGAATAAAGTTGATTGAACGTGATGGTTTGATATAGATATCACCAACAAATGCGTTACGATCAATAATATCTCCAGTATTGTTAGTTTCGTCACAAACAACCTTAAAGTCATAGATTCCTCTTCTACCTTGAACAGTTCTTAGATAAGGTTCAATTGTAGCAACAAATTGTGCTCTGGTAAATGAATCATTAAATTCAAATAGAGAATATTGTGATGCTTTAGAAATTGCTTTTTCTAGAGTGATAAACAATCTACGAACATTGATTCTGTCAAATGCAGATGGTTTTGCTTGTAGAGTCTTATCGCCAAATAGAACTGGACCTTCGCCGACGAAAGAAACAACCGGATTTACACCACGTGGGTAAATGAAATCTCTTTCAGATTGGTTTGGATTCCATGCTAACTTGGTTACGTTCTTAATTCTTCCTCTGGTGAAACCTGCTGGTGACCACCAAGGATCTCTTAGAACGTCAGTAATAGCACATAGTCCAGCAATATCGGCATTTAATGGAACCCAACGATAAATGTTGTTATACTTATCATACTGATATTTCCAACCAGAATCCATAACCGCATAAGAAGAACTTTTATCTAGAGCAATTAAGAAGTTATTAACAATGTTTGTTGCTTCTTGTCCAGGTTGATTGACAACATCAGAGAATCTTGGAGATAGGAATACTAAAGAATCTCTTCTACCTTGAATTGGTGAAGATGCTGAAGAACCATCTACAATATTATCAATAACATATTTTGGAATTGCTACTGAAATATCCGTTGCTGCACCCATAACCATAAAAGAAACATCATAGGTATCTCTATTCTTAAATAAATCCCAACCAGATTCAATATTTCCAGCGGTTAGTATAGATCCATCAGATCCACCACCTAATTGAACAGTTTGGTTTGTTGTTATGGCATAAGAAGGAGTTGAATATGTTGCTGTTCCCCAAGTTGCCTTTGTATTTGCAAAATCAACAGGATCAACTGCGTATACATATTGTGAATTGCGTGCCAATACGTTTTTATAGTATGAACTTTGTCCATCAACCCCAACAGCATCAAGTGCCTTAGAAACAAATGAAAACTTTTCAACAACTGTATTTGCGACTCCAGTAAAACGTCCTAGAGTATCAACAACGACAATGTGCATTTCGTCGTTAGCAGATCCAAGAGTTTTCGCATAATCTGAAGTTCCTGGGGCATTATCAAAGTATCCGGCATAGCTCCAGATTCCAACGCCATTCGCATCAGCAAATTGATTTTTATCAGAACATACAGAAATCTTTAGTCCATTTCCTAGTTGTCCTGGATATTTCGCAACAAATGATCCAAAAGAATTATTGTTGTTGGCATAAAGATATGTGGTTTCAAATGCCGTTTCGTTATTGATTGCGATAGTATTGTTGGAGTTTGCTCCAGCATTCTTTGCTCCAGTACCAACAACACGAACAATAAACATTGTTGATGAATATGATAAGAAGTTGGCGCAAGAGAAGAATGATGTTCCAACAAAAGAGTTTAGTGAACTATCAAACGGAAGATTGAAGGTGTTGATTAGACCAGTTTCATTATCAATTAATCTTGGTTCTAATACTGGACCCCAATTGAATTGACCAACAAATCCCCCTCTTGAGGTTGAAACGCCAGGGACAATAGTAGTTAAATCAACTTCGTTAACTACAACACCTGGACTTAATTGATTTAAAATCGCCATATGTGAATCTCCTAATTAAAAAATATGTGCTTTCTTTTAATTATTTAGTAAAACCAAGTTTTTGACGATAAATCTATTTAGAAGAATTCATTTTGGTTTTCTTTTATGTCATTGCCATCTCTAAACAACTCATTAAAAATTTGTCTGTATGGATCTGATGATGTCGTTTCAACCCAAACTGCCCCATCTTCAATGAAATGTTTTGTTTCAAGTCCTGTTGTTGGTCCCAATACTGGCAACATTTCATCTTCAATAAAATCAAAATTTTCAATTTGTAATTGTTTTCTTAAATCATGTTCAACAATTTCTTTAAATAATTTTTGGGTTGCTAACCAACCAAATATAACTAAAGTCATCGCTAAGTCATCATTACATCCTTCTTCCGCTTTGTATGATGGACCTTCTTGAACAAATGTTGTCATTTCGGAAATGGTTTCAAAATCACTAATAATTAATTTATCATTTTCAATAAGAGTTTTCAATGTTGAACATCCAATTCTCTTCACCAAAGGAGACATTTTTAATCCTTGGGCAATGCCTCTTCCCCCTTTCATTGATAATGTCTGCGGTTTCTTATTCCCAGTAAATACTCTTAAAACATTTTCATAATCTAAATCTTCAGAAAGAATATCTGCAATTTGGGGATTCATATTTATTTCAATCAAGACGTAAGCATTATTATAATATTCCGCACATGCTTTAATTATTGATGGAAAAAGCATCGGAGCAATGGTATTATTTCTATATACAGCAACTTGTCTATATGGCATTCCAGAAATATCAAAAACAGAAAACGCAGAATAGTCAAGATTCTTTCCTTCAGAAACATCCACTGTTATAGCATATAACTGATCTTTTGTTAGAGGTTCTCCAGTATCATCATCAATAGTGTCTTTTACTGGTTGTTCATATATTATCATGTCGGAATATTTTCCGACTTGACTTTGATATGCCAAGGATGCTAATTTTTCTCCAGATACCAAGGTATTGGTTGATCCTAAGAAATTACACTCAAATTCTTGTTGCCACTGTCTCTCTGAAGTATTTTTAATAGTTTGTTCTTTAAACTTTTGATCTCTTCCAGGAACCATTGACCAATGAATACTGAAATTTTTATATTCACTTCTATTTGAAACGGAATCTGTCCACATCTTATAGAATAGATTCATACCATTTGGAGTTGATACGATAATCATCTTTGTGGATTTGCCAGATGAAATTACAGGATAAACTGAAGTAAAGAACCCTTCTGCTATATTTGGAGGAACGAATGCAAATTCATCGAGAAAAACTGTAGTAAAAGATCCGCCTCGAATGGCATTTGACGATGTAGCAGATGCTAATACCTTTGATCCATTTTCCAATTCGATAGATCTTTTATTCCAGACCCTAACCCCTTGTTGTAACCACATGGGTAGGTTTTCGTATGCTAATTGATATCTATCAAGAATTTCTTGTGCTAGATCTCCTTTATTTGCTAGAATAGCAATATTCTGATCGGAATTAAATAGAGTCATCCAAAGAATATATGCTACAGAAGATACTGTTTTACCAACCTGTCGAGGACACTTAACAATAGAGAATCTGTTTTCGTGGAACGTTTTAACCATGTCTTGTTGGAAATCCCACATTTTGAATGGGATTACTCCATGATCGACATGAACAACCTTAACGAAGTTTTGAATAAAATAGATTGGATCTTGAGAGCACTTTATATACTCTTCAACTTGATCTTGAGTAAATTCAATTTTGACCCCTTCTGCTTTAAGTTGGGGATTTGCTCTATATGAAGATTCAATGCTCATTGATCTGGTGTTATATCTTTAGAATTCAATTCTTTTACCAACTTACTGAGTTCTGTCGTTGAACCAATAAACAGGGCATTTTTAATTGTTGTTTTAGATTCACTTTCTTGCGAATAGTTGGCAATATCTCGGATTTTCTTATGTAAATCAATCATCTTTTCGTTTGCTTCAACTACTGTTTTTAATAATGTTGCGGCAACTTCAAAATCTCTACCTTTTTCGGAATCTTTAGCAATTGCCAAAATATCTTCAATTGCTTCTTTTCCCTTCTCTATCAATTCATGGAAATTTTCTCTTGCGGTTTCGTAATCTTTTTTAAAATCCGCATCTAGAGTTTCATGGGGAATTACTTCGTTTGAATCTTTTATTTCCGGAAGGTTGTCCGAATTTGATGGAGGAACGTCAAAGAATTCCTCCATGTTCTTGTCAAATCTACTCATTATTAATGTAAAAATTATTTATTTGGAAACTCTTTAATTGTCGTATTTGCTACCCAACATGAATTAGCTGTTGCTGTATTTGGTTGCGGAACTGTTGTTATTTTCATTTCAATGACTGAATTTGCAGCATTTGCTTGCGGTATTCTCATTGTTAATGTATCTGTTCCTACGATTGGTTGGTTTAACCTAAAGTCTCCACATATCTGTGTTAATATTAAAGTGTTTGATTTATTGTTCCAGTTATATACTCTACCAGAAGCATATGCGTTATTGAAGTTTATTCCTTGATATACAACTTCATTCGGAGCATAATCATTATTACATGTTGGAGACATAATAAATGATCTGGACATATTACCTTCACAACAAACACCAGCAAAATCCTTTTCATCCGAAATATTATTTCCAGAATTTGTTCTTATATTTATTTGAACTCCACCATTCCCACTAGCATTATTTGTAATGATTGGAGAATCTTTTACTGCTCCAAAAATAAATGCTTTAACATTAAATCCTAAAGTCCACATGACAGTTCTAACTTCAGAATTGAATGGTCCATCAGCATCAATCATTTGTTGAACAGAATCCAAAACTATTGGAACTGTTCTGGTAATATTCATTTCTGGAATTAAATTCAATCTTAATGAATAATCTGGAGTAAAATATGGAATGATTTGCTCAAGAATTTGATTTCCATCCTCAACAGTTCTTGTATAGATGGTTAAAGCAAAATTGAAATCATATGGTATTGGATTGTATTGCGATAAAACCTTATCGGAAGATGAACTAGAAGCAAAATTTAAATTGTTTGTATTTAATTTCCTACTAGCATCATATTTAAATCCAGTTAATTCATATGACATTCTTGGTAATAGAACTTGAATCTTTTTGTGGAGTTCCGGATCTCCTTCCAATCTTTTTAAATACTTTTCTTTATCTCCAAATTCAATAGGTACGATCAATCTTTGGTTTTCCGATCCATCTGGATTATAGCGAATTAGTACTATATTATTAAACAATGAAGCAAAAGCAGCATTAATTTTTCTTATCGTTTTGTGATAATGTGTTAATGTAGACATTATAGTAGACCAAATGGGTTAACTTCTGATTTATCAATAAACAAATCGGTTTCATCTTCAATCACTTTATTGTCCCAGGCATTTTCAATCTTAGGTTCGTTTATAGGATCATATGTTGAAATTGAATATCTAGCATTACTTGTTGCTCCAATTACTAACGAAGTATTTGAGAATATACCAGAAATATTTGTCAATCTTATTGAAGTGTTTGGTAAGTCCCATTCTTGAACTTTACCAAATGCTATTGGATTTTCAATAGATGTTCCTTGATAAACAATTTCCCCCAAAACATAATTTCCAGATCCAGATCCAAATGTGTAGATGATTGAATATGCATCATCTGTATTAACAACATCAATTTCTGGAATTCCGGTTTCAATATCTTCATGTGAATACTTGAAGAGTTCTAGTTCAAGTTCCCAATAATAAGGATATTTTCTTCCAAATGTGAAGAAATCTGCCGCATCATTTACATATTTAATTTCATAAAGTTCACCGGTGCCAGATAGGAAAGGAATATACACCAAATCCCCTTCTAGTGGTCTTATGTGAGTATCTTGTGGTACTCTTTTGGCGAACGCTCTTCTTGGAATTTGAATTCTAATTGAGTTTTTAATTTCTAATCCAAACTTAGAAAAGAAATCATTATTCATTCCAGGATCAACCGAATTTGAAAGATAACATTCAATAGGATATGCCACATCAAACTTTTTTAGTGGATCATCACCAAAAAGTAAATCTCTAGATTGTTGATTTGTATTTGGAATGTAATGGCAATCAAACCCCATCATTTTGATGGATTCATGGATCAAATCTTCAACAAGATTTTGTTCCGGTTTGTTTTTATAGAAATTAAAGAACGGATTTGTAGGCATTCCCTTATCCTATAAAAAATTGACATGGGATTTCGTACTTATCCTGCATTTCAGACTCAATTTGTGTTATTTCTCTGACGGCATCTTCATAAATGTTGTCACCATTTAGAGTGACACCTCCAGGAAGAGAAATTCCTTGGAATTTGCGTAAATTTTCTCCCCATTGCCTTTTTAGGAATGCTGTTGCTAATTTTTTTACCATGCGATCATCGTAAACATCAGTATATAATTCTGGATCAATCATTTTATACCCTTCGGCAATGACTACAGATCCTTCTGGTAACTCTGTCGTTCCCCATGCTAAATCAAGATATAATCTATTTGTATGTCTTTGATATCTAACTGGAACTTCGCCAGTAAACATCAATTCCAAACTTCTCAAATGCTGCATCGTTATAGAATAATTAGTTAGATTAACAGATGTGAAATCCCATAATTCATGGAGTCGTAGTTGGTATCGAATATCCCACATGTACGATTTGGTCCATGTTGAAGATAATGGAAAAATTCTTATAATATTAATGATACCATCATCAATGGTTAGATATTTGTTAGCGATATCTTGTGCGGTTACTAAATGCTTTAAATAGACTGTTTCTATGGCATCATAATGATATTCTGTATAGTATTGAAATGCGTCACTAATTCTATCCTCAATTTGCTCTTCTGAAACATTAATTTCAATGACAGGGAAGCCTAGTCTACGAAGACAATAGTCTTTTAGTTCTTCTCTTGATCTTACTTTTGACATTAATCAATTCCGGTTAATTTATATTGGTTAATTTAAATCTAATTTTTCCACAATCATATACTTTAAGAATTCCTATTTTATCCATATTTTCAGATTCAGATAAAGTTTCATCATATGAATCGGAGAATTTCTTTTTGATTGATGATTTTCTAAAATTAAATTTATGAACTCTTCTATTATTTATAAGATAATAATAGTCCGGTAGTAGAGTTTTTTCTAATTTAAATCCAGAATTTTGATATACTTCTCCAAGATGCCATCTTAAATCCGCAAAAGTTATTATTTCTGTCCAAGTAAAATTGGATTTGAAATGATTAAGTAGTCTATTAAATCCTCCAACAACAATATATTTTGTTGCGTATCGGTCCAATTCATATATTCCTTGGCGTCTTTTCTTAAAACCAATAGAAGAAACTAATTCATCATTATAATAGAGTCCTATATTAATTGAAGAATTTCCATCGCCTTGTATATGATATTTATTATAAAATTCTGATTTATATTTATTATTCAATGATTTAATTGAGCATTTCCTAGCAAATATCTTTTTGGAAGTGTTTAAATTTAAAATATGTGCCAATTTTGTTTTTACAAGTTCTTTATTATACACCCATTCATCTTCAAAGATGGTTATTAATCTGATGTTTTGTTCTTTACATAGATTAAATTTTTGTTTATGGTATGAATTATTTCTAAATTTGTTTGAGTGCCAATATAGACCACAATACTCAATTGCTATATTTTTATCTTTTATTAAAATGTCTAATTCTTTTCCTTTTAGAATTGTTCTATTACCCTGTTCAATTTCTGAATTTACTATTGATTTAATATATTCAAAAACTTCAATTTCACCAGTTGATTGTGTTGGGTAAATGTAACCTTTAATACTCTCTTTAAATTCATCCGATTGAAAAAAATATTCAACTCCATATTTTTGAATATTAGTATTCTTGGATTTTTCTTGTATTTGTTTAGATTGAATTGGATATTCGGTTTTCCAATTGTTTAGGCAAGTTTTTACTTTTTTGTTTTTTACTTCTTGTAATTCTGATGGATTTATTACTCCATAAGAATCTAACATCGTTTCTTTTTGCTTATCTTGTATTTCTTTGCTCTGAAATGGAAATTCCGAACCAAATTTTTGAAGGCAAGTTTGTTTTCTTTTTTCTATCGTAGATGTTTTACAAAATGGATGTTCTCCATATTTGTCTATAATAGTCTGGTTTCTTTTTTCCTTTGTATAATTTGATTGGCATTTTGGAGAACAAAATGTCCTATATCCTTTATTATAGGATTCAAAAGTTGGAGACTTGAGATTACAATTTGGACACAAAATCCGCACTTCAACGGAATTTAATATATGATAAATTCTTTGGGGAAATGTTGGGGAGTCTAAGAATTCAGTTTTTGATAGTATTTCCAAATATTCTTTTTCATAGCAATTTTTAATGAACCATTCTTCCTTTGTCTTCGTCGATTGAATATTGGAATTTTTGTCTAGCAGATTTTGTTGTATGAATTTTTCCACAATCATAAAATTAGATTTAAATTAATACAATTATATCATAAACCACATCTAAAATAAAGTATAAATGTGGTTTATGAGTCAGATTTTTAACTTATCTCTTTAATGCTTTATAATTTTTAGCAACTTCTTCTTTAGTCAATGCTTTATCGTAGAACGCAACATTATAGATATTTCCAAAAAAGAAATTTGTTGGTGGGGCAAATTCCCAATTTACAACCTTGCCGCCTCCAACATAATAAAAATATTTATTAGAATATGGATTTTGCTTCATTTCTATAGAACCTATCAATGCCCCATCTAGATATGTTTTTTGAATGTTATCTTCAACCACAACAATTACAACATGGATCTTATCATCATTTACCGAAATTTCTGATGTTGCTGGAGCAACACTTTCATTCCAGAAAAACGAAGTTCTTAATTTTCCATTGGTGTCAACATATAATGCTGGAACATATCCTGTTGCTGCATCAAAATCTGGGATTGCGGTTTGACCAAAGATTATTCCTGGGGTTTTTGTTTTAAATACAAAAACCGAAGAAAATGACTTTGTTACATCAATAAAATCTTGTGGCAATCTGACATATTGTCCATTACCATTAAAACTATATGATCCCTTATTTTCTGGACAATATGTTGGCGAACCGACGAATACTCCTTTATTTTGTTGTCCGGATGTGTCGGACCAAAAAGATCCTTGATCCTTCTTTGTTTCAAAATTTAGAATTAGATTTTCTTTTACAATACTTGACATAATATTCCTCAAAAATTTAAAGTTAAAAATTTCCATATACTATTGTTTGTTCCTTAATCTATTTATATTGTAATTTTAATAACTAGGATACCACTTATTAGTTAGTCCATCCCAAGTCATAATGAGTGCTTTATTGACAACTGCGGTAGAAGATAGCGCAATATTACCTGCGGTGTTTGTTGTCCATGTTGCGGTTGGTAAAAGTGTTATTTGTCCACCCCCACAAGAGGCAATCGTACTTGGTGGTGTAATATTGGCAATTGGTGCGGCAGTACCAGAAATAAAAGTAATCATTTTGGTTGGGGCAATGGCGCTTGATGCTGCGATAGTTGGAGCAGTAGCGTTGGTTGAAATCACCCCAGAAATACAAATATCTCCACCCAAATAATTAAGGGCAGATCCTGCAATATATAAATTATAATTATTTGCACCAACTGTGGTATTGGAATAGAAAGCGTAGTTACCAGTATTGCTACCAGATGCTTCACCAAGTACACCAATATTGAGTCCTCCAGAGTGGACATCATTAGCATATCCACGAACACCAATTGCTGATCCTGTGTCAGAACTAGCACTTACATGTCCTTCACCAATTACGCCTCCACATCTAGTTGCGGAAGCAGTATATCCAGCACCATAAACACCAACTCCATAGATTAATGTGTTTGATGAATTAGCAGTACCTTCTGCCATAATACCAATGTTATGATTTTCATTCTTTTGGATTCCAGAAGCAGTATTTGATACTACTACTTGGGCATTTGGAAAGCGAATAAAATTACTAGAAGTTGAAGGACCAACCCCTACAACACCTGCAAAGTAATTAGGAGCAGATCCTGCAATATATAAATTATAATTATTTGCACCAACTGTGGTATTGGAATAGAAAGCGTAGTTACCAGTATTGCTACCAGATGCTTCTCCTAAAACACCAATGTTCAAACCACCAGAGTGTGTGTCATTAGCATAACCACGAACTCCAATTGCTGATCCTGTATCCGCACTAGCACTTACATGCCCTTCACCAATTACTCCTCCACATCTAGTTGCGGAAGCAGTATATCCAGCCCCGTAAACCCCAACTCCATAGATTAATGTGTTTGATGAATTAGCAGTACCTTCTGCCATAATACCAATGTTATGATTTTCATTCTTTTGGATTCCAGAAGCAGTATTTGATGTTACTGCTAAAGCATTTGGGAAGTTAATTAAATTATTTTTATTTCCAACAGAAAGTCTCCCATTAGAATCCACAATAAAAGGCGATGTATCCGGAGTTGTTGCATCTTCCACAACCAAAGCGTTACCCGAACCAGTCTGTAAGATGCGGAAAGCATCGGTTGATGCGTTGACTGAGATGGTTGATGGACTGTTTATTACATTATTGCTGGAGTCTATAGAGAATAATATTGAACCTGGATTGTTAGGATCTTCAATAATTAATCCGGACGCAACTCTAAAACTATTACTTGACATTATTCTATATCTCCTACAAATTTGTTCTTTAATCTATTTATATATATATTAATTTCTCGGTATTTTTATGATTGTAGTAACTGGTGCTTGTGGATTTATTGGTTCCAATTTGGTCAATAGATTACTACAATTAAATAAAACAGTGATTGCGGTTGATTATGTTAAAAGAGATTATATTGATTACTCAAAAATATATTTTATATATGCTGATGATTTTTATGATAATTTAGATAATTATTGTTTTGGAGTTTCTAATATTTTTCATGAGGGGGCAATATCATCAACAACAGAAACAGATTGGAACAAACTATTAGAAAAAAACGTTGAGTGTACATTAAATCTCATTTATTATTGTAGGGATAATAATATGCCTTTACATTATGCTAGTTCGGCGAGTGTTTATGGAAATCCACAAAAAGAAGTTTGGCATCAAAAAGATAAACCATTAAACCCATTAAATTTATATGCTAAATCTAAAGCAAACATAGATTATGTTGCTGATTTGGTGATTAATAGTAAAAGACCACCAAAATTACTACAAGGAATGAGATACTTTAATGTTTATGGACCGAATGAAGATCATAAAGGTGATCAGGCTAGTCCATATTCCAAATTCAAAAAGCAATTGGAAGAAACTGGTAAAATAAAACTATTTGAAGGATCTAAAGAATTCTTTAGAGATTTTATTTCTGTTGGAGAGTTAATTGACAAAAAGTTAAAAATATGGTATAATCAGCCAAATGGCATTTATGATATTGGTACTTCTAAAGCAAAATCTTTTTACGAAGTTGCTTTAGAAGTTGGTGGTTCTCCGGATGTTATTGAATGGATACCTATGCCGGATAACCTAAAGGAACATTATCAGAAATATTCTTGTGCTATTGACTAAAAACATCTTCCATAACATCATCCACATTTACACATAATTTATCTATATCATTTTTACATATCAATATGAATAAATTATGACCAACAGATTTAACATAACCATTAATATTTAAAGAACCTAATAATTCTGAAGCATACTCTTCTGTGAATCCTGTTTTATGCATCATAAAGTCATTATTTTCGGATAAATTTACCGCACCATATAGAATATCCATTGGAGTTATTGGTCCTGCATCAGACAGATATACTGATTTATGTATTTTTCCCAAGAACAACTCTTTACCAATCTCTTTTATATTTGGCACCACAATTATTCCAAGACCATCTTTCTTTAAAATTCTATTGATATTCTGTAAAACATTAGGAACTTGTTTTGTGTGTAGATGTTCCACAATATGAGATGCCCAAATAACATCAACAGATTCTTTATTCAAGACATCAAGTTTCAGAATGTCTCCAACGATATCTGGTTTCAACTTAACATCTGCATCATAAGAAATCTCTTTAAAATCCTTTAGACTATTAAAATTGAGTTTGTTTTTACCCGAACCAATATTTAAAACAACCTTCTCTGGTAAATTGATTGACTCAACCTCCTGTTTACTCCACAATCGCGTCCAATCAATATAAAGATCTTTTTCTGATTCACCTTGCATATGTAAAGTGAGAGAGTTGAAGGGCATCAGTCCTAATTGTCCTCTGTCTACTAAAATTCGGTTCAGAGAAACATTCTCCAGTTTATCTTCATCAGTTGGATCTAGAGTTAAAAAGTATTCTAACATATCCCAATTTTGAACTAACTGTTGGTGTCCTGTCATGAACGAACAGGATATATCAAAACACTGCATCCAATATTGGTTGATTCCAGGAATTACCATTCTTGGTGTTGACTTATAACGATATGAGTCCATTCTCCAATATCGCGGATCATGATAACCTGTCACTATTGGCATTGTTCCTACATCAGAATATACTTGCATGAAAATGTCAATCATGTCATAGATCGCATTTTCTTCAAAAAGATAATCATCCTGAACCTGATAAACTAGGTCTTTTCCATTTTCTTTTAACCAAGAATAACAAGAACCAATTGATTGCATTATTCCAGATTCAGATAAAGATTCTAGTTCTATTTTAATGTTATCTGATGAATAGTTTGAAATACATTGCTTCAAAAAATCCACAAGTTCTTGAGATGAGTGGTCATCAAATAATTTTATTGTGTGATTGACTTCTGGTTTCTTTTTGGATACATAATTGACTGATTCTAGGAAAGACTTAATACACTTCTTGGATATCAATGTTCTATTATTTGAACAATATCTTTCTTGTCGTTGATTGGAAAAAACATCACAAGTTTGTATTGCATAATGTATGTCTATCATATCATTTCTCTTAATATTTGATTTGCTCTTTGCAATGGTTCTTTCCAACTTCTCACCTCAGTCTGATCCAATACTGTGAAGTTGTCTCCATACCAAGGAGTTGTTTCATTCGTTCTGGTTGATATCCAAGTGTAATACTTTGCGATAGGTACACATACAATTGTTTTCTTTCCTATTGCACCGGCTGCATGTGGTAAACTCGTACATGAGGTTAATATAACATCCATTTGGTCAATATAATCTAGTGTGTCTTCCCATGTATTCAATTTATCTTTTAATGGTATGGTTCCAGGATATTCCTTTTCTTTATCAAAGAAATAGATACTAAACTCTTTAGGAATTGCATCTATCATTTCATCTATAGGAATACTTCTGTAAATGTCCTGTTCAAAATATGGATTACCACTACATTTAATTCCTATTCTTAACTTGTTTTTGTCTTTTAGATTGTTCTTTGGATTTCTCAATGGTTTTAAATATGGTCCATTCCACAAATCTTTTTCTTTTAGACCAAGATATCCTGGAATACTCATCATATGTGTCCATAGATAATCTTTTTTAAAGAAATATGGAGTAGTTACAACAATGTGTCCATGTCTCTTGAATAAATCGACAGTATCAGGACGATACATACTCCAAGATGAATATAGAATTGGATTCATACCCCATTCTTTAAATTTGTCCATGAATCTTATATTGATAAGTTCGTCACCAATACCACCTTCACCATTAATAACAATAGTCCTTCCTGGTTGTGGAGATCCATCCCAGAATTTTAGTTTTAACTGATCTTCAAACAAATGGTTCTTTGGCTTGAAAGAACTGATAAACCCATTGATTCCTTTGGTTGTATGACCCTCTCTTAATAACTTTCCAGATAAAGCAAACTCAATATTTTCGGCAGTTTTTGGATCTGATGTTGAAACATTTTGAATAATCTCTTCTGCTTCTGTTCTTTTGCCCATTAAAGCCAGATTGAATGCTCTATTCAACAGTGTGTCTGAATCATTGGGTTTAACTTTAAGATTTTGTTCAATATAGAACAGTGCCTTTTCTGGATAGTTCAGAGTATTGTAACAAGTGTATAGGTTTTCTCTTGCATTAAACAACTGTTCAGATGTTGTTGCTCTAGTATAAGTGTGGATAGCACACCTAAGTCTGAGGGCATGATGTTGTGCCTTTAATGCAATTTCACCTAGAACATCAAAATCTGCGGTACAATCTGCCTTTGAAGCAAATAGATCAAGAACTTCGTGAGCTAATTTTTGTTTTTCGTTTGATGTGAGGTTGGTGATGACATATTTTAAACTTTTTCCATCAATCATCTTTGATCACTATTAGTTTAATATTCACTTCTTCAATGATGTTATTGTGTTCATGCATATACTGTTCAACTTCTTGGACAGTTTTGCCTTCAAACACCTTTATATATTCTTTACTTGGAATATTGATAACATCTAGAACTTCAAAGTTTACATTATAGTAATATGCGAGTCTAGAAGCGGCAGCACCTTGTTCCTTTGCAGTATCATTATATTTTTTACTGAATAACCAAAGTCCACCGGGAGTGATTGCTCTGCGGTGTGTTGGATCGTTGATAAAATGATCATGTCTATGGTGTGGAACTCTGATATCAATCATTGCACCATGTTTACACACTCTGTATAGTTCTTGGAGGCAATGAAAATAACCTTCACCCATATGTTCCAGAACATGATGGGCAATAACTTCTTCTATGGAATTATCTTCAAATGGAAATGGATCTTTTTCTAGGTCAAAAACATAATCTGGATTTGAATGTTCATCATAATCACAATTCAAAAAACCATTATACCGAGTATCACCGGCACCAATATTCAATTTCATAATAACCTCAAATAAATTTATTTTCTATATTTGGATGGTGTCCCAACCTACAGTCAAATTGTCTACACGCCAAAGGTCTATACTCATATATAGTACACATTTTATTCTCATCCAGGTAGATACAACCTCTATCTGTTCTGGGAATTGCAATGGCTGGTTTTCTCTCATCACCGACATTAAGGAAAGTGTAGATATATTTACCCGAAAGAAATTCCTGTTCTGTCAGGAAAGGAGAAAGTCTCTCACAACATTCAGTACATTTCACTGAATGACAATCTGGATTTGTTTCTGGAATATCTCTTTCTACGGTAACAGCTTTAAGTTGAAATGTTTTATATTTCATTATTAAATTTTTCCCAATCAATACCTGGAGACATTAGATTATCTACATGAGTTGTTAAACCGGGCATTGGACTCCATAATGAAAATCCTTGTCTGTGTAACTCAATAAAAAGACCTATATCCCACAGTCCAAAATTTAAAATTTCATTTGATATTTTTTTATAGATATCATTTCTTGTTAACCAAGAATGTGTGGTAGATTCAGTTGTTCTCCAATGTAAATTAGTTTCACCATCAAATACTATTTTCAAAGGATATTCCACATCTGGTGGGTTAACTGGAATATATCTGTAAAGATGGTCATATCCGGTAACCAAGCCAAAAGTCTTTACCGCTTTTGATAATTTTAATACAGAGTCTTTTTGATGTAAATAATCATCTTCAATAAAATAGATATCACTTTCTGTGGATAGACATAGATAGTTTGCAATTTCAACAGATTTAAATAAACTCTGAGTTTGATTTCTGAGATTAATTTTAATGATTTCTGATTTTACTTTACAGTTGTTGATGTAATCAAATAATAGTCCTTCAGGCCCATCATGTAAAAATATTAATTTATCAACATTATTTCCAGCGTATACGACTGAAGTTAAGAAAGATTTTAAACAGTTTAGTTTATTGAACCAACTAGGTCTACAATCTTTAAAATTACCATCTGTTTCATTTTCACAAACTCTATAAATTATATTAATCATCGCCAAACTTCAAGGTCGGAAAACTCATTCCAAAGGTCAGGAGGCAGAATTGGATCTCTTTCAATATATTCTACTTTTCTTCTGATGGTGTGTAATCCATTAATACCAGCATCCATATCATATTCATCATATGTACATTCTACATTATCAAAATCATGTTGGTAATATGGTTCATCAATAAAATTATATAGTGCCTTCATGGTTTGTTCTGGATACTTTGCAAGTTGTTCGTATTCCAAAAGCATAATCATGTGTTTCTGTGGGCCAGTGATTGCTTCTTTGAGAGCGTCATATGCGAATCTTACCGTGTGTCCTGGTGACATAGAAGCATATGCTCTGGTGTAAACAGACTGTGCTTCATCATCAGAATACATTCTAGAGAGTTGAAATGGGTTCTTTCTGAATAGAACTTCAAATGAATCTAGTACCCACCGAATATCTCTGACGCAACAAATGATTTTATCATCAGGATGTGTTTTTTCTAAAATAGGAAGAAGTGCGGTCCAACCACGATTGGTGTTGAAACATACTTCTTGTGTAACATCTGAATGGTATGTTGAGATTAGATTTTGAATCAATTCAAATCTTTTGTTTTCTGGACATTGAAGGTGATATCCAGGACCAGCATGAGATTCAGTAATGATTGATCTTACAAATCTAGCAAGAGGATTTGAAATATTGGAATAGAAGTTTGGGTTTTGATTCAATATTGAAGTCAAAAGGGTTGATCCTGATCGCGGCAACCCTGAGATGAAATTGTAGCTTTTCATAATTCACCATAGTAAAAGAAAATATTTAGTATGTTCCTATGGTGAGGTCTGTGATTGCGAATGTGCTGACAGGTCCACATGCTACCTGTTTCCAATTGGTACCACCTGTTACTGTAGTTCCTGGTGAGGATCCATTAACATTGGTATTATCTCCTAATTGACCAACATTATTGGATCCCCATGTCCATAAAGTGCCATCTGTTTTAATAGCTGCTGTGTGATATTGACCACCTGATACCTGTTTCCAATTGGTACCTCCAGCTACTGTTGTTATTGGACTGGATTTATCAACAGTGGAATTATCTCCTAATGCACCAATACCATTATATCCCCATGTCCATAAAGTACCATCTGTTTTAATAGCTGCTACATGTCTATAACCACATGCTACCTGTTTCCAATTGGTACCACCAGCTACTGTGGTTACTGGACTGGATTTATCAACAGTGGTATTATCTCCTAAGTTACCATAACCATTATATCCCCATGTCCATAAAGTGCCATCTGTTTTAATAGCTGCTGTGTGATATTGACCACCTGATACCTGTTTCCAATTGGTACCACCAGCTACCGTTGTTACTGGACTGGATTTACTGACAGTGGTATTATCTCCTAATCCGCCATAATTATTATACCCCCATGTCCATAAGGTACCATCTGTTTTAATAGATGCTGTGTGAAAATATCCACCTGCTACCTGTTTCCAATTGGTACCACCACCAGCAGTTGTTACTGGACTGGATTTATTAACAGCGGTATTATCTCCTAAGTTACCATAACCATTATATCCCCATGTCCATAAGGTACCATCTGTTTTAATAGCTGCTGTATGTCTATAACCACATGCTACCTGTTTCCAATTGGTACCTCCAGCTACTGTTGTTACTGGAGAGGATTTAGCGACATTGGTATTATCTCCTAAGTTACCATAACCATTATATCCCCATGTCCATAAAGTGCCATCTGTTTTGATAGCTGCTGTATGATAACCACCAGTAGAGCCTGCTACTTGTTTCCAATTAGTACCACCGCCAGCAGTTGTTACTGGACTGGATTTATTAACGGTGGTTCCATCACCAAGTTGTCCTCTCGCCACAACGCCTAAATAGGTGTTGGACCCCCATGTCCACAATCCACCATCACTAAAATACTCTCTTCTTATCAGAATATCATCAATGTCAACTTGATAGTTACCGATAGACTGATTTACTTTAAAGTTTGTGGTCATTTTCCTCTAACCTAAAAATTTGAATTAATCCAGAATCAAACATTTAATAAAATCTTCCTTACTAACTCCAGCAATATATAAATCTTTTAATTCACCATTCATACAAACAAATGTTTTCTCTAATGTACCTTCATGTTTCCAATTGGATTTTAATATTAAACTTAAAATCTTTTTATTGGAAAATTTACCGTATAATTTGATGGCAGGAGTATTCTCAAAAATATATTGTGTTATACTTTTAAATGCAATCACAGAACTTTTTTTATTTTCCGAGAATATATGAACTTCTCCTACCCAATTATTAATAGGTTTTGTTACCATAATGAAATTTTCATATTGTAATGCAAAACTACTTCCCGAATCTAATTCATTACATACTTGTTGAAATATTTGTTCCTTTGTTGCGTGTGGACTTTGTGCAGTCCATTCATCAACATTTCTTTTAATTATATCTCTATTTACATTTCTCATTATCATAATATTGTTTAGATTTATCCTTCTGTTACTCGCGTAGATTCCTCTAACCTAAAAATTTGAATTAATCCAGAATCAAAAGAATGAAATAACCAAGGTCTAAAAAATACACCTTGTCCCGGTTTCAGTACATAATTACACATTAAATCCCATTCAAACAAATTCATATAATTAAATTGATAACCTTCTAATGCAGTAGTAACACCTGATTGGTGTTCAAATATATTAAATGTGGACTGCTGAATAGCAACTACAAAGAGCCATTCATTTAATGTGTCAAACCCCTCAAAGTGTATAAAATTGGATCTGTTTGGTAATCTGAATACACCAGATTGTTCATCTTTGACTGTTACAGGAAGTTTCAATACTTTGGAGAATAACTCATTGGAGTTTTCTGGTACCATATTGAATTGTGGAATTTCTTCACCGAATTCTGTTGGTACATATTGTAAATTGAAAGTTACATTCTCAAGTCTTGTGGCTTCTTCTTGTGTGTAGAAACCATCAATTGTCATAGTTTTCAATATTGACATAGGATTACCAACCTTCAGATTCAGAGATGGCGATTGTGTGAGAATTACCACCTGCTACCTGTTTCCAATTAGTACCACCAGCTACTGTGGTCACTGGACTGGATTTATCAACAGTGGTATTATTTCCTAATGCACCATTACTATTATATCCCCATGACCATAAAGTACCATCTGTTTTAATAGCTGCTGTGTGATAATTTCCACCTGATACCTGTTTCCAATTGGTACCACCACCAGCAGTTGTTACTGGAGAAGATATGTCAACAGTGGAATTATTTCCTAATGCACCAATACCATTAGATCCCCATGTCCATAAAGTACCATCTGTTTTAATAGCTGCTGTATGGAAAGATCCACCTGATACCTGTTTCCAATTAGTACCACCAGCTACTGTGGTCACTGGACTGGATTTATCAACAGTGGTATTATCTCCTAATTGACCATAACCATTATATCCCCATGTCCATAAGGTACCATCTGTTTTAATAGCTGCTGTATGACTATAACCACATGCTACCTGTTTCCAATTGGTACCACCAGCAACTGTGGTTACAGGACTTGATTTACTGACAACGGTATTATTTCCTAATTGACCATTACTATTATATCCCCATGACCATAAAGTACCATCTGTTTTAATAGCTGCTGTATGATATCCACATGCCACTTGTTTCCAATTGGTACCACCACCAGTTGGTTGTACTGGACTTGATTTAGTAACAACGGTATTATCTCCTAATTCACCTTGACCATTATATCCCCATGACCATAAAGTACCATCTGTTTTAATAGCTGCTGCATTCCAATAACCACATGCCACTTGTTTCCAATTGGTACCACCACCAGCAGTTGTTACTGGACTGGACTTATTAACAGCGGTATTATCTCCTAATTCACCAAAAGAACCATGTCCCCATGTCCATAAGGTACCATCTGTTTTAATAGCTGCTGTCTGTTGCGTTCGAAATATTGCAGCTGCCACCTGTTTCCAATTAGTACCACCAGCTACTGTGGTCACTGGACTGGATTTATTAACAGTGGTATTATCTCCTAATTCACCAAAAATATTTAATCCCCATGTCCACAACTGAGGAGTTTGTAACTGTGGCACCAAATCTGGATACCAATCCATAATATATTCTTTTGTCACATAGACATTAGATAAATCAGTTCCGGTTGAATCTAGATAATTGGTATTAGCTGTCATTTTATTCGTCTAGTTTGATTGCGTCTAATTCTTCTAAAGTCACGCAATTATTGATCTCAGTACTCTTGGTTACTTCCCAATCAAATTGACTTTGTACATGAGTAACTCCTGCGTTAACAACTTCTCCCAATTCTGCCTTTGTTAATATTAACCATGCTTCTGGGAATTTCCATTGTACAGTATCATTATCACCCATTAACAAATATTTCTGTACAAAGATATCTCTAGTTCCTCTAGAAGTATCAATCGTGACTGTGGTATTCTGTATTGCGGTATTGGCACCAGAGATTTCTCTTGAGTATCTAATACCTGCAACTTCTGTTAATAAGTTTGATTTTACCCAATCAATGTCTTTTGGTAGAATCTGGAATGTTCCTGTCGCAAAATCATTAGAGTAATCCCAGAATGGACCGTGAAGGTACTCAATCTTTTCATTGTAACCAGGATAAATGTATTCAGCAGCAAGAATTCTAGTATTCTCATCAATAACAATAGGATCATTATCGGTCTTTTGTAATGGAAGTTTGTAAGTAATCTCTAAATCATCTTCTAGAGTGGATTCAAAAGAACGAGCATTCCAAGTTCTTGGACCATTAATTACAAAATTGTCGTTAATTAATACATATTGCATATTGATTCTCTTTATATATTATATTTTAGTTCTGTCCTAGTGCTGCTGGGTTACCAACACTACATGCTACCTGTTTCCAATTAGTACCACCAGCAACAGTGGTTACTGGACTGGATTTATTAACAGTGGTACCATCTCCTAAGTTACCATAAAAATTCCATCCCCATGTCCATAAAGTACCATCAGTTTTAACAGCTGCTGTAAGAGTACCACCACCTGCTACCTGTTTCCAATTGGTACCACCAGCTACTGTGGTTACTGGTGATGATCTATGGATAGAAGTCCCGTCACCAAGCTGGCCGTATGCTACTCCTCGATTACTATTATTCATTCCCCATGTCCATAAGGTACCATCTGTTTTAATTGCCGCTGCGGAATATGTTCCACATGCTACCTGTTTCCAATTGGTACCTCCAGCTACTGTTGTTATTGGACTGGATTTATTAACAGTAGTATTATCTCCTAATCCACCATAAGCATTAAATCCCCATGTCCATAAGGTGCCATCTGTTTTAATTGCTGCTGTGTGATAATTTCCACCTGCCACTTGTTTCCAATTGGTACCACCAGCTACTGTAGTTATTGGACTGGATTTATCAACAGTGGTACTATCTCCTAATCCACCATAAAAATTATTTCCCCATGTCCATAGAGTTCCATCTGTTTTAATAGCTGCTGTATGACCATAACCACCTGATACCTGTTTCCAATTGGTACCACCAGCTACTGTGGTTACTGGACTGGATTTATTAACAGTGGTATTATCTCCTAATGCACCATAAGGATTATTTCCCCATGTCCATAAAGTACCATCAGTTTTAATAGCTGCTGTATGATATGATCCACCTGCTACCTGTTTCCAATTAGTACCACCAGCTACTGTTGTTACAGGACTGGATTTACCACCAATGGTGCCATCTCCTAATCCACCATTACCATTAAATCCCCATGTCCATAAGGTACCATCAGTTTTAATAGCTGCTGTGTGATAATAACCACATGCTACCTGTTTCCAATTGGTACCTCCAGCTACTGTGGTTACTGGACTGGATTTATCAACAGTGGAATTATCTCCTAATGAACCATAACCATTATAACCCCATGACCATAAAGTAGTACCGACAAAGTTTTCAAATAACTCAGTATTAGTAAAGAATACTCTATCAAAGTCACCTTCTGATGCTTCGTTAAATCCTGACATTACTTATTCTCCAACTTCTCTATTCTATCAGCTAATTCCTTATTAGATTGTATGAGATATGCAATTAAACCGGAATAGTTCACACTCTTAACACCATCATTCTCAGAAACCAACCAAGGTAATATCTTTTCTAATTCTTGGGCGATAACACCAGCAGATTTTAATCCATTATCTCTCCAATCAAATTCAAACCCATCAATTTGTTTGAGTGTGTCTGTTGCATTGACAATAGGAGTCAAATTGGTTTTCTGTGTTTCATCAGATAATGATTGAAACAAAGTAGAATATGTTGTACCTGTACTTGGATTAAAATACAATTTAGAAGAAGATGTATTGGCTATTGTATATGAACCGGATGTTGCGGTGCCCAGCATGACATATCTAGTAGCATTGGTTGTGGTATCATCTGTTATGGTTGCACCAGCAGATATAGTTGTGGAACCACCTAACGATACTGATGACCCATTAATTGTAATAGATGAATTAGATAAAGATGAGTTTGGTATAGATGTTAATCCTGTACCAGAACCAGCAAATGCTGTCGCACTTAATGTGCCAGTGTTTGGATTATACGTTAATTTTGTACTTGAAGTATTGGCTATTGTATATGAACCGGATGTTGCGGTGCCCAGCATGACATATCTAGTAGCATTGGTTGTGGTATCATCTGTTATGGTTGCACCAGCAGAAATTGACCCAGAAGATCCAAGAGAAATTGCTGTTCCATTAATAGTAATAGATGAATTAACTAATGCGGAATTAGGAATAGAAGTTAGTGATGCACCAGAACCAGCAAATGCTGTTGCGGCTAATGTTCCTGTTAATGTTGCTGTGCTAGTGGACTGGACCATTCTCAGACCGAATGCCGTTATGGACCAAGGAGCAATAGATAGTACTCCTGTATCCCTTGCTCCGGAGTTGAACATCAATAATTGGTCACCCGACTGTACTATAGGATTATAAGCCCCTGGCCCAGTGTTTGCGGTTAATAAAACTTGTCCCGAAGTTGCTGCAACAAAGACGCCGCTATTTAACGAGGTAGTTGATGTGGAGAGCGCTGTTGATGTAAGTGTACCAGTACTTGGATTATATGTTAATTTCGTACTGGAAGTATTTGCAACCAAATAAGAACCAGAAGTTGCCTGCCCCAACATAACATAACGAGAAGCATTGGTTGTTGTATCATCTGTTATGGTTGCACCAGCAGAAATGGTAGTTGAACCACCTAATGGTATTGTTGTTCCATTAATAGTAATAGACGTATTGACTAATGCGGAGTTTGGTATAGAGGTTAATCCAGATCCAGAACCAATAAAATTTGATGCAGAAACATTTGCCGTTGCAACAAAAGAATTTGCGGATATTGTACCATTAACATCAAGAAGATATGCAGGATTTGTTTTGCCGATGGCAACATTACCAGTATTACTTTTGTAAAATTGTCCAGAACCAATATTAATTATACTATTGGTTGCTGAAGTTGTTAAGTTACCTGTATATACAATATCAGATAACGATAATACTGATGATGTGACTTTTGTTGTCATATTTAATCTCTATAGAATATATTTCTATTTATATAAAATATATAGACAAAAAAAAGACCACCGAAGTGGTCTTTTCTCAGAAGATTTCAGATTAAACTGGAACTTCTTCCCATTCTGCATAGCAGTTGATTACATGTGAAGTACCTGCGGCAGTAGCAGCAAGCGCAAGCATATAACCAGGTGGGACAATAAGCGCACCGTCATACTGTTCTGTATAAGTCAAAATGGCACCAGTTGCAGCAACAGCGGCAGAACCACCAGCATTACGGAATGCAGTACCCGCAGTAGAACCAGTAATAGCGGTGTTGTTCCAAATCTTAGTTGCCGAACCCTGCTGAGTTAAGTTGAAGTTATTGTAAGCAGCAGTGAAAGTTGCAGTGATGTTCTGTGGGTTAGGAATAACGTTCCAAATCAAAGGACCACCTGGAGTACCAGAAGTGGTTGCCTGTTGAACACGAACCAATGCTAAGTTCTTACCAGAACCAGCAGGATTATAGATACCAAGAATTGGTGTTCCAGTACCAGCTGCAATTGGAGTTACATGGGTTGATGCAATCGTTACTGCGTTGATAAAGGTACTGAATAATGCACCACGATAATTGGTTTCGTAAAAACGACCATGTAGTTCTGAAGCAATCAAATCACCTAGTTGTCCTAAACGAACAGCAGGTGTAGTACCTGGTTGAACCGACTGTCCACTTGATGGACCAACTTGACCTTGAATTAACATATTATTATTTCCTCTTTAATTAAATTAGTAAACAGAATTAACATTCTGTGGGTTATTAACGTCATTTCTGATTGACTGTATGTCATCAATATTTATATTTAGTCCTTGCGCTAAAATAAAATTCATAGTTTTCAATTCAACCAACACCTGGTCAATACTTTCTTGCATCATTTCTATCTGGCCACCGAATTCTTTTATATTGTTTGATTCGATGCCAGGGGCAGTGTCATAATATATATTTAGTAAATCTGAAGAGTTATGTGATGATGTGTTGAACTGTAACGTAACAACTGAGTTGGTGGTTCCACCTAATCCCACATTCAATGCAGAGTATCCCAAACCGGGAGCTCCGGCAATATAAATTGGAACACCTTGTGTTACATTTATAATCGCATATAATCTATTAATACTGAATCCAAAAGGATACATCGTAAAATCCAAAGTTTTTGCTGTTGGATTAAACGGTGGTGAGAAAGATGTTAAAAGTTGTTTCATGATTATAAATCTCTATAGTGCCATTTGATATGTTAACAGTGTCACTAGTGTTGGAACCGCAACACCATTTTGATAGACCGTATTTGATATATATAAATTGCCAGAACTATCCGTTGTTGACATTGTTCCGGATGTGTTTGGTAGGGTTATTGATACATTATTGGCGTTCACTGGTGCCGATATTGTTACTGTTCCGGAGATATCTCCGGATATTACTAAACCACTCATGCTATTATCATCCTCGTTTATTTATATCTTTTTTATTTATAGAAGGTATTGTTGGAATATTTATATATTTATTATATTTATAATCTTTAGAAAATTCGCCACTTTGATCCTTTTGGAATAGTAACATAAACATTTTTATCCAATGTTATTGGTCCATATGATGTTGCGTTTCTTCCACTTGTAATAGTATATGAATTATATATCATATAAGCATTTTCAATTATTGCTCCCCCTGCTGCTTGAACCGCCATTGGAGCATTATTTGAAAGAATTGATGCGGCATTTATGTTAGGTACATTTAATGTTCCTGTTGATAAATCAATATTAAAATTATTATAGGTTTGTGCAGGTAAATTTCCAGATGGATTTGAAACCAGTGTTGGATAATATTTTCCAGAACCAGCGGAAGATACTAC